TCCTTCAAGCAGTTGCTTTCGTTGTGTTGGCGGTAATGACTCCAACATCTTTTCATATCTTCCGTCTTCGGAGAGATAAGGATTATCCTCCAGTCGTGCCGGAATAAACTTTCGTGTCAGTCCGTCACTTCCTTCAAAGGATTCATTCGGGGGAGCTAGGTCAAGATATCTTTTCTTTACCCAATGTCCACCTACTCCACCCGGATTTGCAGTACACCTGATATAAGTCTTTATTTCTGAATCTGTTGTTCTTAATCGTGATTGCAAATATTGAAGTGGAAATTCAGTTGGATACTGTGTTAATTCATCAATACCTATCCAACTATATGATTGACCTTGATAACGATAAACATCCGCATCCCTATCAAGATAACCAAACTCTAATGTAGCTCCCGAAGGAAACTTCCATAACTTTTCCACTTCCCGAAATTTAGCTCCGGGAAATGCCTTTGTATATAATTCTCTTGACTTGTCAATTAATTCTCGAAGTTCCGGCATACTTCTTCTCAGAAGCAATGCTCGGTGTGTTGGTCTATGCATAAATCGTAGTGGGTCTACGAGCATGGCATAGGACTTTCCACCTCCGGCTGCACCTCCATACAGGACATCCTGTTCAGAAGCCGCTAAGAAATCCGTCTGTGGTCCATCATTCGGCTTGAATACAATGGACTCCTTGTTTTCCTTTATAAAATCCCTGACCTTCTTCGGAGCTTTTTCAAAATCTCCATTGGTCATGACTGTATTCTTTATTGTCTGTTCCTGATTCTTCGGGTCAATGGCAAGTTCCACTTTCTCCAGAACACTTTTCTTATCCTTTAAGTTACTTCTTTTCTTTGTCAGCTTTCTTTCAAGCTTCTTGATATCTCGTTCCTTGTTAGCTAACTCTTTTCTTGCCTGTATCTTCGCCTTTGTCGCTGAATTGGAACGCCTAGGAATACCTGTTGTTCCTTTTGGTCTTCCGACTTTTCGTTTATTATTATTATTATTATTATTGTTTATTATTTCTTCCATATCTTCAATTTACCACGATTGAAGTGAGTCTTTGTCGCTGAGATAAATTCATACCATCCCGTAATGATATATTTTTCTTCCGTTGATGAAGGCACTCCCCTGTGCGTATGCATCCACTCCGAAGGAAATATGGCTGTCCTGCCTATGACGGGAGATACTTTGACTTTCTGATAATAAAATTCAGTCTCCCCCTTATCCTTTACTGTATTTAAATAGGTTACAAAAGTTAAATGTCTATGGGATAAGTTATAGCGTTCACAATGATAACCATAAAAAGCTTCACTTGGTTTATAATGTTGAATCCGTATTGGTTCACTTAGTTGAAATCTGTATCCCGGTTGCAGACAAAAGGGATATTCCTCTATGTACTTGCCGGTGCATTTTTCCAGTTCATTAATGTATTCATTGATAACGGGAATAGTCTTCCATTCATCTTTCATGAGAACAACATCCGTTGAACTTTTTATGGATGCATCAACTCTGCCGCCACCTATCTGACCTTCACTTCTGGTAACATCATCACTATGAAAAAAATCTATGAGCTTTGTACAGATACTCTCCGGTACATGATACTCCCCTCCTATAAAATTAGAAATCATTAATTATTACTCTCGTCTATCCAATAAGCCCTTTGTTCGTTCCTTGTCCACTATCTTCTTCAGTCCTTGTGCGGATATTCTTCTACCCGTGGAATATTCCAGTTGCTCTGCTGCTCCTCTTAGAGACAGAGAACCATTCATGATGTGTTCCTTTGTTTCCGCTAGAGCTTTAATTTCATTCTCAATGGGTTCTAGGAAACCTTCCACAGTTTCTGATTCTCTGTATCCAAAGGGAATAGTTGAGGTTGTCCTACGCTTTAATGTCATTCGTTGGCTTCTTCAATTCTTCTTCTTTTTTTAACAGGGGAAAACTTTCAAATTCGACACAATAGGCATTCATCTTTGTCATCACTTTATACTCAAAAGGTTTTTGATGATACGCTTCTAAAAATTCATATTTTGCAAATTGACATTCCTCTTCACTCAAATATAAAAATCCATTATATTTAATGGATGAAACATTGGGTACAGATATCAACACCAGCATAAACCATACTTTAATCATTCTCTATAACTTCACCATTAATGATTGTTTCCTTTTTATCCGGTAAAAGAAAAATACCACCGGTGACATTATGACTGACATTCAAATGTTCTTTCTTTGAAACACCAACCCTGTCCAATACTGTCTGTGCCGCCTGTAACTTGGCATTGACTTGCGGTATGGGAGCATCACTCTCCAGAACATCCACAAGACTCTGTGCCGCCTTCGGTGCGGAGTGTGCCAATATGGTGTTCGCAACATCAACAATCTGCTGACGCAACGACTTAATGACAGCATAATAACTTGTTTCTTCATATCCAGCCAGTATGATGGACTTTCTTAAATCCCCTTTGGCTTCACCGCCTAGGACATCCAAGAACTTCTCTTGTCTTTCCGTCAGCTTCTTATGCTTACTTGGGTCTATTGTCTGTAAAAAACTCATTTCTTATTCTTTCCACCTAAATAATATTTCTCAGGATGATACCTGATTTTATATTTAAACCATTTAATTATTTTTTTCCACCGATACTTCACCTTTTAACTCCATAATACTATTATACACCCTAGTTTACAATCTGTCAAGTAGTTTTTTTACTTGACAAAAGTGCAATTTGGGTGTATACTATAAGTATAGCCCGGGGGGTTCAACACCCATATCACAGGTATAATAAATTATATTATACTATATAGTTATATCAAGCTCTGTCACAATCTGACAGGGCTTTTTTTATGTCCTGATGTCCGGCAGGTAACTGGTTGACACTCTAATTGGCTAATTTAGTATGAGTAAGATATCTATACGCCCCATACCCACCCTGCCACCTGCCTATGCCCTTTCATAATCTTGACATAATCTTGACAGATTTATGACACTTGACATAATCTTGTCATATTCTGTCATATTTATAAAATGTTGTATATTTACAACAAATAATCTAGTTTACAATTTATATAGACTTGTCATATTCATATATTATATTTCACACAACTAACCAGATTTAAAAAATCTATACAATTCCTCAACATATTTAATTAATTAATTTAATTTAAATATATCTTATTTTAAACATAATTTAAAACAAATATGTGATATAATGCAATTATAACCAAAAATAAAGGAATATAAAAAATGACTTATATTGTAAAAAAAATTAATGATGAATATTATGATTTTTCATTAATTAAAAAATGTAATTTAACTATTGCTTGTTGTGGTAATGATAACAATGCGTCTATTATTGCTAGGGGTGGCTTATTAGATATTAATGCTGTAATTGAAATTGATTATAGCCGGTATAATAAAAATCAAAGTATAATAGATTATGAAAACAAATATTTATAATAAAGGAATATAAACAATATGAAATATAAAAAACCTAGAAAAAAATACAGTATCACATATTATAAAAAATCTACTAGAAGTTATAATATTTTAGTGAAACAACAACATAAATTTAATATGATTAAAAATTATACTATGCAACAAATTAGAGATAATGAAATTAGTAGAATAACATCTAATCATTATCAAAGATTTTTAGAGAGTAATACTATTGGAAGTAGACAATATAACCCATATAGATAATAAAATAAAATAAATAAAAGACTTGACAACAAATTATTTATATGGTATAAGTAATTTATAAACAATAAATAAAAACGAGGTAAAATTATTATGAAATTAAATCTAAATGAAATTAATAATATAATTACAAGTTTTAAAATTTCATTAAAACAAATTGATAAAACTGATATATTTTATAATGAGGATATAAAATTATATAAAAGATTATTAAAAGAAAAGTATAAAATAGGTTTAAAAGATTTAAAATATGAAATAAAATCTTTAGAATATGAAATTAATTAAATAAAATAATTCTTGACAACATAAATTAGTTATGCTATAAAGGAATTATAAACAATAAATAAAAATGAGGTATAAATAAAATGACTAAAAAAGATTATATAAAATTTGCAAATATG